ATATCACCATTAGCGCCATCCCACATTTCAGCACCTAGAACTGGAGCTGCGTTATATACTCTACTTCCAGCACCTTCGTTTAATCTATATAAAGCTTTGCAGTCTGTTGGTTGAACACCAGCGCTTTGCACTACTTTTTTAACGGATATATTAGATATAGTACCTATGAAATCCGCGTTTGCTGTTACATACCAATCATCATCACTGGCAATTATAGTTGATTCATAACTACCGTCCGCACTAACATTAACCCCAGCACCCGCACCTTGATCACCATTACCTTTCCATTGTAATGTACCAGCGTCTCTAGTGCAATCAAAACTAACTAAATATTCACTACCTAGAATTAATGAATTATAGTTCTCAGCACCAATTAAACGTGTACTAGCAAAACCAGATTGTCCACCGTCCCAAGTAATAACGCCATCGCCAATAATAGCGTTAGCTGGGTAACTGTATGACTCCCAGTTAGTTGTATTTATATCTTTACTTAATTCTGGTCCTAATATTTGTTCAGCTCCAGCATTATCAAAAACATCTTTGTCGGGGTTCTCCCAATCATATGCTACATCTGATTCTCCCCAGGCTTTCTTATATATTTGAACATCAGCCATCATACCATCCCATTCATCACTACCATCAGCTGGTACCGCACCTATAGCTAAAGCACTAGTACTGTCTAAAGGACTATTAGAGGCGGATGACCAAGTGTGACTAGCTGTGCTATCACGTGTCTCTCTAGAAATAAATTCACCGTTTATATAAAGACGAGGGGCTTTATCTCTATCCGCAGAAACAACTACTCTATACCATGTATCAGCTAGTATAGCTGATCCAGATCCAAAATCGTATGTTAAAGCACCTTCACCCCCGGTATCGTCTACTTTTAAAGCTAATTGATTACTTGAAAGTTTAACTAAAGACCAACCTGAAGTACCATCTCTTTTATCTAATATGCTACTTAAAGAACCAAGGTTATCACAATTAATCCATGCAGCTAAAGTAAAATCCCCAGTTCCGAAATCTAACTCTGGTGAATCTGGTATTGATACATAGTCTCCAGTACCATCAAAATCTAAACACTTTCCAGAATATAATACAGCGTTGTTGTTATTTTTAGAGCAGTCACGAACAGAGTTTGTTATTTCTTTTAGCGATATGTTAGTTATAGTAAAATCACTAGCAGCATTATCGCTGCTAAAAATAGCTAAATGCCCATCAACTGTTGACGTAAAGTTTAATGTGTGATCGCCAGAGGTGTATGAGGTATAGTTTAAGATAGAGGTGCTACCATTGTTTGAAAACAAACCAATGTAAGCCGTGTTGTTAGGTATATTAAAAGATAGTTTGTATTTTTTACCATTAGTAAGAACGTCGTCAGTAGTTTTAATATAAACAGTGCCACTACCATCTGTGTATTCTGCAAAACTATCTTTTACAGTCCAACCGGTTTGCCTTGTCCAACTATCGTTAGGGTTTACTTGCTCAACCGTATAACTTCTAAAAACAGTACCTTCCGCATCATTGAATCCAATCCAACCATCTCCAACAGCACCGTCAGCTTGTGTAGTGATGTACTTGACATTTAAACCTGCTGCAACGATAACTGATTGAGTACCTCCAAAATAAACTTTAGGGTCAGTTCCAGCTAGCGTTACTATGTCAATTGTAACTTTATAAGTTTTTTCATTCTCTAGCAATCCCTCACTTAACAGACTTCGGTATCTTACACCTTCACCTAAAACAGTTGTTAAACCACTAGCATGAGAGAACATATTAGCATCGGAAAAAAATGTAGGTAGACCACCACCTACTAAATCTGGTCCAACACTAAAGTCACCATTAGCTATCTCCTCCTCCCCTAGAGGAGCTTGAGTCTCATCGGCTTTATACCAGGCTTGTAGACCATTCTTAACTAGCCTTCTAATCTTTCCGCTCTTGGTAGAGCTTGATCCAGAGCCCAGCATTAATCTCCTATATAAGCGATGATTGTCCCACTGTCTGGGTTAATAGATGTCCATCTACCGTATATAGTAATACCTTCAGGGAAAGTATTATTAACATCCACTTGTATACCACCAGTACCAGACGAAGCGTCACCACCCGTGTTATGTGCAGCAGCTTCAGTTCCCACATACTCCAGTCCAGCTCCTGCAGAATCATTGTCAGCTACTAAACCACCACTTGAATCAAAAGTGGTATCAGCTAACATAGTGATAGCCACAAATACTTTACCTGTTGGTGGTGTCATAGCTGCGTTACCGTCGTTAAAAGCAGATCCTAACTGCCCAAAACCATATGCGACTTCTGTTGAATTAATTCCCATAATTATTTACTTAAAATTATTTACTATCTTATACTTAGAATATTACACACTTACAACAACAGTTAACTTTATTGGTGGGCATAACATTTCTTATTCTTATTCTCTGTTCTGTTCTTACATCTCTTACCTGAACCAGTTAGTGATTTACATTGGTATTCTTTGATACCATTATTGTTTCTATCACTACCCTCATTAGGTTTATAAGCCTTATGGTAAGTACACTTAGCTGTTTTAGCTTTAGTCTCGATAGTTATACTACATCTATGACCGTTTGATTTAATACCAGAACATCTAACCTGTTTAAAGCCTTCATCTTTTTTCTTCTGCTCTTCAGCTTTCTTCTCCTCTTCCTTAGCCTTCTTTTCTTCGGCTTTCTTAATTTTCTTTTCTTCGGCTTTCTTTTCTTTGCGTTCCACTTTAACCTCAGCTTTAGCCTCTTCTACGTCTTCATCTTTAATACCTATGCTCCAAGTATTCCAACCTAACATCAATGCTACTCTCTGCCACATCTCATGTTGCCCAGTTATAGCTTCATCTATATTATTCGCTTTACGTATAAGTCTATCTAACGGGAAGTTTGTGATACTTTCTACCACATTACCTACAACACTTAGTATAGGGTTATCAATTCTCATCCCCATTTTCTCAGGAACACCCTTGTTGTATTCGTAAGTTTTAATAGCATTCATTATCTTTCTAACCTTACTACCTATAGGTGGAGATAGACTTATCATCTCTTGTACTACTTTATCCCAATTCTGCTTACCGTAACCTTTCTCACGTTGAGCTTTGTACTGTAGAATAGTATTCTTTAGAGTAGAAGCCATAGCACCATAAATACCTGTACCTCTAAGTAGAGTATCGAGCATACCATTGGCCACTCTAATCTCTTTGGTTTTTATAGCCTCTTCTTCTTCGTCTCCGCCAAACAACAGGAACGCTAGTCCAGTCTGAAGACTAGAGAATATAAAGTTCTGTGCAGCCCCATAGTATATAATTCTAGACACATTGGATCTCCAATCACCCCTACCATTAACTAGATCTGATATTGCTTTCTTAGTTAATCTAGTATATTGCATAGGTGTATTTGCCCATGCTAGTATTAATCTACCCAGTGTTCCAGCTTGTTGCTGAGATATTAAATCTGGTCTAGATGATTGCTGAGTTTCCTCTGCTATCTCTTGGAACTCCTCGAATGCTCTTGTTTCAGCATCTTTTTGACTCAATCCTTCTTTAAGATATTTCTTAATCTTATTTCTGTAGAATGTTGCACCACCTGCTGATATAGCAAAACTATCCGCTATCTGTGTAGGTGTAAAACCTACTTGTAATAAATACCTGATAGCAGCTTTAGATTTATCAGCAATCTTAGCTGTTGATACAGAGTCCATGAGTTCGGACATGTTAACATCTAACTGCATACCAGCTCTACGCTGCTTAAGCATATCTGAATTAAACAGAGTTAAGAAATCCGACCAGTATTGTTTTTGATTGGCGAATGCTCCCGCAGCTTTAAATAGATTATTATCTTGCCAATCTAAGAAGTTAACTGTAGATAATGTTTGTAGAACAGCTGATCTAGTGTTGAAGAACATTACAGCACCAACCGACCCATTGATCCAATCTTGGAAGTTGTTAACTATCTTGTCATTACCACTAGCTCTGTTGGTACCTTTCTCCATTCTAAATAGAATGTCCTCTAAAGCATCTCTGAAAGAAGTACCGTATACAGCTTCTATTTTATTTAAGTTTTCAGGAGAGAATATAATATTTTTATTCTCCACCCACTCAGCTAGAAACTCTGATCTATTAATCTTAGTTGTTACATTGTGCAGGTCGGAAGCTATGCTCTCAGTTAACCAGTAGCCCCCAGGTTTTATATAACCCTTAGGCATTCTAGATATTTTACCTAGTATTTCAGCGAAAGCGATTAACTCAGCATCCTTAACTACATGTTCTAATAAATTATCTAAATCTTGTTTTGACAATCCAGGTACTTCATACCCAGCTTGATTCCATAAATAAACTCTCACAGCATTATCTGTAGTAAAGTAAGTGTCACCAACTTTCTTATTTAAACTTTTAACAGCTTTAGGGAAGGTCTTTTTCAGAGCAGTATACTCATCAGACATCTTCTGCTTAGTATTGTTAATGTTTCTAATACCTGAAGCGAAAGGATCTAGCAGGTGCTCCTTAAAGAACTTCATATCAGCATCACCCTGCTTACCTTTACCTAAGAAAGTATATAGCAAACCTTTGAAATCCTCTGCTGAAGGTGGAACGAAGAATTTGAACCTACTAATATTAGCCCCTCTAAGTTTAGCTTGTGCACCAGAGAATTCCTTATGTCTCCCAACACCAGAATCTCTCTCTAACATAGCATTGAATTCAGCACTACCTTCTTTACTAAATTTAAGTTTTGCTTGAACAACTTTAGATTTAATATCTAGTTGATCTAAGACATCCTTAACAGCTTTAACGTTTGGTAGAGCGTCATCAACGAAGTACATGTCATTATATCCTTCATTAAACTTCTGTAACATCCATTCACCTTTCGCAGAGCCTTCACTTTTACCTAGTCCAGTTATATTCTCAAAAGGTATATTAATACCTTTAGACTTTAACCACTCGTGAATAGGTCCTGCGGAATCCTGTTGTCTAGCTGTTACTATAAATACATTTTTAGGCCCATACTTATCTATTTGATTCCTCATCTTCTGTAGCAGTGGGCCATCTTGCCCACCTCTAACATTAGCAAAATCAGAGAAGTCAAACTCGTAACCTTGCTGAGCAAGCTCTGGGCCTTTAATAGGCCATTGATCAGAACTTATCTTAACTTGATTACCAGTTGCTGGATCTGTAGCTACAACAAAATTCTCACCATGTACAATAAGTGTTTCGTCGAAATCAAAAGCGGACATACCTTTAATCAGCGTGTCTCGAGACCACATTCCAGATCTTCTACCAGTACTTAAGTTTTGAAGCCTTATATGTGAAGGTACTACGTTACTATGAATATCGTTAGCTGCAGAAACCCAAGCTTCACCCATAACGTCTGGATTACTTGGGTCCATACTTATTAAAGGAGCTATCTCGCTCAACTCTTCTTTAGTTAAGCTTTTAACTAATGCTAAAGTATCTACGTTAAAGGCCCGAGGTGCACCATCAATTCTAACAGTAGTCTTATGTCCTGAAGCGTCTATTAAGTTATCTAACTTATTGTGTATAACTTGAACGGTGTAATTATCCCACACGTCCTCATTCATAACACCGTCGTTTATATACGATTCTATTATCTTTGATGCAACGACTATCTTAGGAGTACCATGTTCATATTGGAATAGTTGACCAACAGCATTCTTACCATACTTAGCTACTAGCGCTTCATAGTTAGCGGGTACTCTATCAGCGTATGCAGCTTTTCTAAGTGGTGCATTCATATTAGAGCCTAATGCCATTACTAGCAAACCAAAATCACCTGCATTAAAAGAATCGTTAGAATCTTGAACTCTCTTCCACGCTAAATCTAAAGATACCTGAGCCATCTTTCTGGCTTGTAAAGCTTGATTCTTTCTTTTTATAAAAACATCAAACAAGCCTTTACCAGGGTTAGCTTTTTCAGCTCTAGCTATATCTGCGAATAGCGCCTTAGTAGATTCTCCAGGTAGTGTTGTATCTAGTTTAGTTTTAGTACCATCAGGTGATATTAAAATGTACTCACCGTCCTTAGGTCTTACTATTTCATAACCTTTAGGTAGTCCTTTGTTCACTAAAGCTACATAATCATCAACCCCATCAGTTGGCTGCTGCCTATTATCTTGTGGTACAAGTTTACCNTTTTTAAATTTAACATCCCCAATTTTACTACCCTTAGGTATGTCACCATTCTTAGCATCTTTAGNAGTATATCTTTTCCATTTTTTTCCGTATACTATATTACCTTTACTATCTTTTATATCTTGCCAACCAGGTGTATCTATAATTTTACCACCAGGTTTTGTAGCAATAAACCTACCGTCACCCATCTTGCTGCTACTAGCGGATCCATCCTTACCGAAAGCTATCATCATAGTAGCCGCTTTAATCACCGCTTCTTTCTCTCTTGAATCTTTTTTCTTCTTATATTCAACTTCCCACCAAGTCATTCCCTCGAGCTCACCATCTTCGGCTACAGTAAAATCACTTCCCATCCAGCTATCGTCGTTGTAAACCTCACTACGGTCTTCGTAAGTTAGCTCAGGACCAGATTGTTCATACAATGCTTTCGTGGTTAAGACTATATGGTCTCTCTGTTTGTTAACACCATCTATAGTTAGAACTATGTTACCAGGATTAATAGGTTTACCTTTTTCATTTAGAGGTAATAAAGGTTTTAATAATTGTTTAACACCTTGATTATACTCGTTTTTAGTTCTAGTATCTCTTAATATATCTAAAACACTCTTGCCAGATATTGCCTCTCTTTGTCCTTGTAGAACTTCATTTTGAACAACAATACCTTCAAGCTCTTTAACTGTGTCTTTTACTATCTTGTTTATAGTAACTCCAAACCCTTCTAGTTTACCTTTACTAGTTCCAAGAACTCTCGCAGCGACTACACCTACAGCTTCAGGAGTGAAAGCACTCAACTCAGTCACACCTTGGTAGAACTGATCTATTAAATCACCATCACCTTTCTTGCTCCAAACTCTTCTACCTTTACCTTCACCTAACTTAGCTATAGCAGCTTCAGCTATTGTACCATTCTCGTAAGCGTTTCTTCTCATGGATTGATTAGCCTCAAGCTGAGCCATCTGAACTATCAACGCTCTTATAGCACCATCGTTTTTAGTACCACCCTCAAACGTTCCATCAGGTTTTATACCAAACAGACCAAGCCAAGTGTCCATTTCGATCTTGTCCATTTTGGTTTGCGTTGGCTTACCAGCAGCGGTAGCACCTTCAGCAAAAGAAGCTCTATCACCCTCTGTGTACAGCTCCCCCAATTTAGTGTTAGCAGCGCCAGTTGCCACACCACTTCTAGTTTCTCCCTCAGCTAATAACTGGAACATGTTATCATCGAATGTTCCATCAGGATTAACAGACTTATCGTATATTAAAGCTTGCGCTGCCTTTCTCATGTCTCCGTTGAGATCTTGGTCGGCTAATATTCTAAGTGGATCAACACCGAACTCTTTAGATACGGCTTCTAATACTTTAAACAACGGACCGTTAGGTTTTGCATCTGCAGTTTTAGTAGGTTTAAATAATTTAGGCTGACCAGTCTTCTTATCCATTATGGTGTTACCGCTCTTGTCTCTCCTAGTTATCTTTTCAGCGCCTTTAACGAACTCTTTTATATCCTTATATATTAGACCATCCAAAGGTATAGCGGCCTCCATGATGGCATTATCTATAACCTCGGTGGTAGACTCTTGTAGTCCTAAAACTTCCCTAGCTTTTAGCTCGTTAATAACCTCTTTCACTAACTCTTTCCTGCGAGGAGTTAAATCTTCTCCATCTAACCTCTCTAATTCAACGTCTCTATCAGCTAGTATATCATCACCAATAGTTCTACCACTGTCACCTTTAGGTGTACTTAGAGATTTGGCTTGATCCTCAATTTTCTTACGCTTGTTATAAGCGAGCATCTCATCTCCACGAGCTCTGAATATAATAGACTTACCTGCCCCACCAGCAACACCAGTCAACCAACCAAACAAACTATCGTTAGATATTTTGTAACCAGGTTTAAATTGCTCTTGACCATTGCTATCTAANATAGGGTTACCGTCCTTATCTTCTATTCTCTTTGGTAANAACCTATCTCCTATACGTTTCTTAACATTCTTCACAAACTCAGCCATGTCTTCTGGCTTTATAGTACTAACAACAGGTCCACGTATCGAACCGTCTAATCCGTTAGATTCAACTATTTCTAAGAAAGCATCATAGTAATCCATTGATGCTTCCCATTCTTCTTGAGACTCATACTTAGGATCACCAATGTCTTTATCTGGTGGTATTAATCCACTGTCAGCATCTTTGTCTGTATACTTAGTAAACTTATCAAACCTCTCCATTAAATCTGGATCAGACTTCATAGCCATCTCAACGGTCTTGGAGTGCATTCTCTCAGACTTTCTTTGATCTGGGGTCTTAGCGTCTGTGGTTTTATTTCTAGACCCTTTAGTCATCATCTCTGTGATTCTTGGGTCTACTTTGTTATTTCTAACTGACTTGTGGAAGGCTTTTAAGAAGTCACGAACATCATCTTTGGTATCTAAATTAAGATCTCTTTTGAATAATTTTTGAGAAGCATTTCTAACAAGATCTTTAAAGTTCTGTAATAAACCGTCGTTAAATTCTAAAGTGCCTTCTGATAACATTTCAGAAGCAATTGTCAACATCTCTTCACCTCTCTCGTTCGCAGCGTATCCAGCTATTCTCTTTTCGTAGTTATACCTATCAGATTCACTCTTGAACTTTAACCTCTTGGAATTTAGTAACTCCCTAACTTGTGTACCTAATACTTCTCTAGCTTCAGGATCTTGCTTTATAGTGTTATATATTGCTGCGTGTACAAACTCATGAGCTGCAGTAGCGAACTTACCGTTCTTTAACGCGGTATCTTTATTTATAGAAATATCAAATCCCTCTAACTTTTTACCATCAGCTGAAAATCTAGGCATCATAGAACCGTAGGTACTAGAACTACCCCTAAGCATATTCATAGCTGTAATTCCCTGCTTCTGGAATATCTTAGCTTGTTGTAGATCTTTCTTAGCTTGAGCAACCTGCTTTGGAGTAGAGCTATCGTTATTGATTACGCTATTAGCTCTTTCTATTTCAGTATCAACTTGACCTACCCAGCTTTCAACAGATTTAACGCTTTGACCATATGTATCCTGAGCAATATCCTCTTTCATTTGAGAATCAGAAATCTCTTTAACTTGTATATCTAGTGAACCACCTTTAGCTTTTATATCGTTGTTATACTTTTCGATTAAAGCCATCTGCTGTTTGTGATGCTTAGTTACATCCTTAGGCGGGTATTTATCTATTATCTCATTCTTTCTTTCTAAGTTCTTAGTATAAGACTCGTTTAGCTTAGCTATTTGTTGTTGCTTAATATCGTCAGGTAGCGTCCTATCATTTTGTATTCTACTATACTCTTTGCGNAACTTTCTATTATTAGCATCTAACTTTAATAATGTAGACTTCTCCTTATCGAGCATNTCTATCCTATTAACGTCAGTTTCTATTAACTGTTTATTAGTAGATAGTAACTGTCCTACCTCTTCTTGTAACTCCGTTCGTTCGGCTTCAGACATAGTGTCTTTGCCTTCATGAAGCATTCTATTAACTTGTTGTAATCTTGCGTTATTAGAATCCAAAGCCTGTCTAGCTGACACAGACTGGAATGGTGCCATAGCATGATTAAATAGTATTGGTGTTTTTATCATACCAGACATTAGAGTACCACTAACAAAGGACTCTAATCCACCATCAAATAATCCTACATCTTTACCAGTAGACCAATCTAAGACATTATTAGCTATCTGAGCAGCGAACTCACTACCACCTTCTTCTACGAAATCTCTACCAGTTCGGTAAAGAGCGTTAGGACTGATAACTTTTTGTCTAAAATATCTAGCAGCACCTTCTAAACCTGCATCCCTAGCCTCTTTAACTGTACCTCTCAAAACACCTTTGACGTACTTCATCTGACCAAGAGTAATCCTTTCAGATAAACTCTCAGCAGTACCGCTTAGTAGAGAAACACCCATCGTAGTCCAGAAGCTATGGTCCATACCATACTCCCCACCACTCTCCTTGAATGCTTTTCTCTCTTTCTCCATTATGTCAAACTTCTGACCAGCAGCGCTTGCACCCATTAAAACTAATCCAGCCGTACCACCGGTAGCCGCCATTAAAGCTAACTGAGGTGCTTGACCTGCCAACATTACAGCGGCCCACTCCCCTGCATCTGATATACTTTTGATGTCATCGAATACCGGAGGGTCTTGCACTGTGCTTGAGACGTAGCTTTGGAAGTTGTCGATAGCTTCCTTCGCTCCCTCTCTAGCGGTTGGAGTCTCAGAATCCCCATCCCAATCCACACTGTGTCCTTGACCTGTTATTAATTTAGCTACGTTAAGGACATCTTTCATCCAAGGCGTATCATCTAAATAACCTTCTTCAATTAAATAGTCGCTAGTCGCACCGAAAGGGTTGATCATGTAGGTGAACTCTTCTATACCTTGAGCTAGGTCTATAGCACCATTCATTGTTGCTACACCCATTTGAGTACCCAACTGGTGGTTCTTACCTAAAGCATTGATATAAGAAGCCATTTGGTTTTCTTCTACTCCAATTTGCCCTAACTTCCTAAGACCAGAAGCTCTTGCATCTCCCAGCGCTTTTAAGTCACTAGTCAATCCATTGTACTCATCTATAATAGTTTGCTGCTCATCTACTAAACTGTTTATAGCAGATTGGTCTGCTTCTATATTAGAGTTATACTCATCTATGAGGGTTTGTTGTTTGTTACTTAATGATTCTAATTCTTCGTTTGCAGCATCAACTTGAGCTTGAGTAGTATATTTTCCAGATTGTACTTTCTTTATCTGCTTTGCTATATTATCTATATCAGATGTAGAATACTTTTTGCTTTGTATTTCTTCTATCTTAGCGTTAGTACCCTCAATATCTATCTTTGGGGCTAACTCTTTAAGCTCTGTTATTTTATTGTCATAAGCAGTACTAACTATATTCATATTACCTATAGCTTTCTTCTTAGCATCACTTAAATTATCTAGTGATTTTTGACCTTGTTTTTCTAAGTCTTCTTGAAGATCAGTTTTAAAAATAAGATTCCCCCAAGCTCCATCTAAATTCTCTATCTGACTTGTTATATTCTTTAAAGTAGTTTTACCATTTAAAGTCTGCTCTACAAGTTGCTTAGATAATTCGGCTATCCCAGGATCGTGTCTATCTATCCCGTTGTATACATCCTCTAAGTTAGTTTCACCACTAGAATATATAGATAAATCTTTTTGCTTTATATTAGAGTTCATGAACTTTCTTCTCTCCTCACCCTCCAAGCCGAGTTCATCAGCATACCTCTCTTTCGCTACTCTCATTCTAGCGATTTGATCTGATTGACCTATATCCCCTTCGTCCAATCCTTCTAGTTTCTTCTTCAAAACTGATGGCACGGGTTTACCCATCGCCTTCATTCGTTGTGCGACTAAAGAATCGATAGTGTAAGGATTCATCCCAGCCTTACCACTAGAAGTACTAAGCTCTCTAATTACACCTCTTCTCACTTCAGCTTCCTCAGCTTCCATCTCAGGAGTTATAGCATCGACTTGGTCCTGTAGGTCTAAATACTCATTATACCCAGTATTAGCCTTACCTTTGTTTATAGACTTTTGCTGTACAGTAAGATCTGTTAGGTTTTGCATACCCCCTACGGCATCTCTACCACTTGTATTAGCTTCAGCGGCACTCTGACTAGATCTACTAGCATTTTCTTTCAACCATTGAGTCATCTCATTGGCCACACGTGCGTCATTTTTACCCGCATTAATAAAGTGGTCTACAGGGAAGGATTTGCTTTTACCGTTTTTAGCTGTGATTTTTATAGAATCACTCCAATCACTGTCATCTTCAAACTCAAATCCATACTCGGAATACGTAGATCGAAACTCGTTTAAAGATTCACTATCGTCTTTGTCTATCAAGCTAGCTTCTACAACCGGTACATTTTCACTTCCCCAAGCTTTATCTTTTAGTCTTTTCTCCTCTAATATCTTTACAGCTTCTCCGTGCTCTGGATTATTCTCGTCAATAGGTATAGTTTCACCTGTACCGACAGTTACCCAACCATCCTCGTCACTATAACTGTAATCATCTGGATTTAAACCTAGCTCTTCGAATTGTTTAAGATGAGGGTTTTGTATATCTACCTCCCCCAGCTCATCCATAGCTGCTTGAGTATTCTCATCGAAGTTGGATTCCGAAGAACCATCTTCCGATCCTGATCCCGTATTTTCTTGTTGATTGTTGTTGGACAGATTCGTCCCTTGATCTGATGCTGTAGTCTTCAGCTCTGCATTTGCACCCACTACATCGCTGTTTGTCTTTCCCTGATCAGTGTTTTCTTCTACTAATTGAGCATTTGAATTTTCACTTAACCATGCTTTACCAGTTTCCGAATCTACATTTACATTGTATACTGTAGGATCGTTAGGCAGTTTGTATTTCTGTCTTCCCATTTTACTGTTTCGTTAGTTACCCGTTGTTAAAAAAATTATCCTATATCTACTGACTTACTGTCAGTAGTTTTTTCTTGTACTCCGTGAGTTTCTTCGTGACCTTTGTTATATTGCTTCTTCGCAAACTGCACAAAGTACTTTTTAAGTTCGCCTTTTAAGGCATCTTTAGTGGCTGGGGAGGTTGTGAATTCCTTGACTATGTCTTCTACGTCTTCATCACTTAACTCGCCATCATCAACTATACCGTCCCCTCCATCACCTTCTATCTCCTTGATCATGTCCTCAGGTATGCCTAAGTCCGCGTACGTCATACCTACTAACTTAGTTTCCTGTAGGAGATGATCCTTAAACGTGCCACTACCATCACCTAACATCTCGTCGTGAACTAGCGAGTTTATATTACCATTCTTTATCATTGTATTTACACCACCGATAACTTTACCTTCATCAAACTTACCATCCTTCTTAGCTTCTTTACCCATCTTCAGTTGAGCTAAACCTAAGTTGTTAACAGTCTCAATGCTACCATTATCTAATCCATCACCACTTAGTAAGTTGGTTAAAGCACTTTGAGAAATCCACTCTCCGTTTTCATCTACAACGCCCATCTCGTATGATTGTTCACCATCTTCGCCTTCGCTCTGCTTAGGTGACATTGTTATTTCACCATTTAATAACTTGCTGTACCATTCCTTTCTTTCTGGTGAAACTGAATTACTAAAATCCCCGTCCTCCTGCATCGACGCCACGTCTTCTAAACTACCTTTATATGTAGCAACATCACCGGATAAGTTATTCATTCTATTCATTATCTTACCTCTAGCCTTCTCATCACCGTTTATGTAATCGTCACGCCAAGCATTTACTATATCATGTGTAGCATCGTAGTTACCTTCATCCAGACTACCGCTCTGCAAGAACTTCTGAGAAGCTTCAGAAAAATCACCATCTAGTTTAGCCAACCTAGCTTTCTCATCAGCCTCCGCTTTTACCTTCGCGGTATCAACCTCCTTCTTCTTAACCTCTGCTTCAGCTCTTTTTGCCCCAGCAATTTTACCGACGGCAGTATTCAAGTTTTGACCCACCCCTTGTTTAGCGGCATCAACCCTTGACTTGGTATACTTGTTGGCATTGTATGCCCCTTGAACTAATGTTGTATCTGTAGCCATTATATATATTTTATATTACATTCCACCAGTTAAACCACTTGTGACAGCACCTGCGGCTTGGCCGATACCGTCCCATTTAGCAGCTTCATACCCAGCGGCTTGTTCAGCAAAACCAGCTGTCTCACTTTGAGCCATACCTAACATTGTGGAAACTTTATCTCTCTCCATATTCCTTGATAGTACTTCACCTTCTCTCTCTAGACCTTGTAGTCTAGAAGCTTCACCACGTTCTAATTTTTGGTTAGCCGCTTCTTGTTCACCTATACTAGCCGCTGATTTCTGAGAGGCCAACTGACCTGATTGAGCCATCTGTTGAGCTAACGCCGCAACACCACTACCACCAGCGGCACCTTTCATTTGATCCATTATATTAGCTCTCTGTTGTTGCCCTTGTTGGTTTATCATCTCAGCTTCTTTCTGATTAACAGTAAGATCTTCCATAGTATTTTCCATATTCAAATATGGGTTACTAGTATCTAGCCCAGCGAACGCAGCCTTTTGTTTAGCCATCTCAGCTCTAGCTTTTTTCTCCTTTCTTTCAGCAGCTTTCTGCTTTTTGTTGGAGCCTATAGCTTGAGCTACACCGACTCCGGCACTAACTACTGCTGCTCCTGCTAATAAAAACGACATACTTTATTATTTTTTATTAATATATTCTTCATATTCCTCGAATGTTGCTGAGACAATTTCTCTCTCCAACTCCTCTATATCTTGACAGTTTGTAGGGTTCTTGTGAACGTTTACAAATACTGAATCTTCATTCGCATATATAACCCTCTTAGTTCCGGGTGTTGCCAATACGTAACAAGGCGCTATGTATTCTAAACTCTCCTCCTCTGTAGCAACAGTAATATGTCCAGACAATAAAAACCATACATGTAAATGATTATGTATAGCTCCGACAACTAAACTGTCTTTATTCATTGTCATCTGTCTAACGTAGATACCGTCAGCGAATGTATGTTCTAGTGGGAATATCTCAGAGTTCTGATGTGTAACGATGTTAACTCCATCTGCATTATCTACTAAAAGATTTTGCAATCCCTGTATTTGCTCTCTATTATTTAGAGCTACTTCCCTGCTTTCAGCTTTAGATAATTCATTCTTAGGCATATAATTATATTTGATTTACTCATATATAATCACAGTTATAAGACTTTATTTACTACTCTCGAAGACATCACAGCTAGTGGCAAACATCTCTCCCTTCTCCAAAGAGTTATTCCTAAACTGGACTAGACTATAATAACCTAGAGGTGAACTCATATTAACCGCGTTGTCCTTACTGAATAATATAAAACTATCTACTGGAGGGATAGGCGTTGTAGTACTAAGTGCTGTTACCTCTATAGCATTAGTTGAATTATTAATACTAGCTATAGTACCTAGTTCTACAATGTCCGAACTACCGGCTGTACTAAATCCTGCTGTACTCGTAGTCGGGCAGTAGTAAGCTGTATCACCAATTTGCACTGATGTGTTTATTCCCCAAACTGGAAATGTTAGTGTTATAGTTGCCATATTATGAACCTGCTGTAAAAGTGAATATATCTTGCATATCTATAGTAAGGGTGACATCTTTAGTACCGTAACTCTCAAAGTCTATAGTACCAGTTATTTCAGCGTAGTCGGAATTAGTATGTTGACGTGCTACTAGACTACGTATAGAAATTACATTACCATGATCAGTGACACTTTCAGTAAAACTAGATGAGGTATTATCATCACCGCTAGTGAAACCAACTGGCTGTTTATCCACAGCAAAAGTACCAGTAGCAGTAAGTTCTAAAGTAAAATCAACAGAAGTATTACCTTTACTATCTGACCTCCAGCTTAAATTATCTACATCCATACCAGCTACGCCAACTTGAGTAACAACGGTAGGACCTTTAGCAACTGCAGACCAATCAACTCTAACATCACTATTTGTACCTTCTACTTTTATAGTTGGATTTTTATATTGAGTGAAAGTATTTGTTACAGTGTTATTAGCATTAGTATTGTTTCTTGACCCATTGATTTCAGTATGCTTACCCATTATAGCACCAGAGGTCCCAGTCATAGTGAGTGAGTATGTTCTCTCCGCTAGTGAACCTACACTTGCAAATTCTACAGGTATACTAACCTCAGTTTTCCCTGAACCTGAAGGTAGGGTGTATGAAGCTGGGAAACCATCTATAGATAAATTATGAGTTCCAACTGCTCCACCAATCGTTGTTTCTACTATATCAACATCGAACGTTGCTCCCGCATCACCTACAACGGTTAACTTGTCATCGTCCAAAGACCCACCGTCTGGTATTATGAAACCACTTGGGTCTAAATCAACTATGTAGAAGTTTGTGCCGATAGTATCTACAACACTCCCTGTTACTGGTCTAGTAATTTCCTCGGCAGAGAATAGTAGTCTAGTAGTAACGTTAGGAAAGTATTGACCTGTAGTATTATAGTCACTAGCCCAAGAATTATTACTTAAGTCAACATCATCTGTAAACATTAAATCAAATTTGTACGTTTGTAATAGATTGTCACTATCGTAAGTTTCTACTACATTAAGTATCTCAAATTTATCTGTACCCTCAAAGCTACCATCAACCCCAGCTAAGGACACTGGTGTTATTTGGTAGTCAGGATAATTACCAGTATCAACTTGTATAGTAACTTCAGCTAATTTTATTTGAACCCCAGGTTCTACAGGGCTTTGTGTAGTAAAATATACTCTATCATACATCGGATTTGCTGATAGACCACTATTGTCTATTTCATGTATAGTTATATTATCACCAGCTACAACATTCAGGTCTTGGAAATGCGTGAGATCTGCTTCTAAAAGAACAGCTCTTAGATTTATTAAACTAGCGTCAACAGCATCACCATCTATATCTATAGTTAAAGTTGTATCCGAACCTGGCATTGTATAACCATTCTCTAGATCTACAACCACTTTAACTTTGTTATCAGCTAATCCTGCGGTCGTAGTATCAGCTAATGTTATACTATAAATAGCTATATCTAAAACCACCCCATTTGTACCGTTAATAAACTCTAAACTACTAGAGTTTTGCGAATAAGTTCTATCAGCTACATTAAAATCTGTGGCAGATACCACCCAACCAGGATCTGGCGATATATATAACACTTGAGATATTATATTCCCTTGATCTTGTGCTACAGCAGTGCTAACACTATCTATTGAACAATTTGTTAATGCCATATTATTCTCCGTCTTCTTGAATTGTTAATATAAATGATGGTGTGTAATCAGCTGAGGTAGCACTAGCTTGACCAATACCCTGTACCGAAAACTCACTAGTATCTAGATTACTCAATGTAGTAGTTATACCTAGTATATTGTTAAACCACTTACCCTCTTTCTCCATAAACTCTTTAACCTTGCCATCTTGTTGATCTGTAGCAAATGAATTAACATACCACCCAGTTTTAGCATTTAAGTTGTAGTAGTTACTATCATTAGCGGTAAGAGAATTACCCGCTGCGTCCGTAACCGCTTGAGTTGTAAATTGATCTATCTTAGCTTGAGACCCTTCATAGTTTATAGTGGTAAACCCTTTCACACTGCCAGGGTTGTCATTAAATAGCACATCTATACTAGAGTCGTATTGAACGCTATAAAAATTATTAGCATACGGTAATGCATTAGTTGAGGTTGGATCATGAATGATATTAGGTTCTATATGGTGCGACCATATTCTACCTTCAGTGGCAGTTAAGTATTCGTCATTTATAGATAAACCAGTTTGAGGAATGAATGATTTAAAACTAGTCCAACCCTTAGTTTTTTCACTAAAAGATATAGTTTTATCCGTGTATGGACCCGTTGTCCACGTTATTCCCTCAACCTTGTCATATCTTGGGTACGGTGGCGTGTGTTTTAGAGATAAGTTATATTCACCCTTAATCTCGTCAAATGATCCTAAGAGCTGATGGGTTACTTGAAGGTTATCTCTAAAGTATGAAATCATTCCGATGTCCGAGATAGGTGTTAACCCATCTTGAGATAATCTAAGAACTTTATTTCTTTGCTTATCAGTGAAGTATATTCTATAGCCATCTCTAGCTAGTGATTCTGGGTTAGATGATATACCGAAATCCCCAGCAAAAGTCTTAGCGTCGCCTAGTACAGCGTTAGATGCTGTAACATTAGCGCTACCATCAGCGTTGTATAATGCATCTTTGTTGGCTAATATTTGTAAAACTTTATCTTCACAGAATGTGACTAAGTTAGTATCTCTACTCTTTAGAGCTTGTATTGAGCCATAAGAAGGATTAAGATCTTTCGTTATAGCTTCTGCCATATTAAACTCATTAAGTCTATTGACACCGCTATTAGAGTTGTATATACCTGAGAATATCAAACCGTTAGCTCTCCTTTCTTCACCATAAGTGTCCAACATTGTAGAGACTTTAACTCCGTTATCTATTGTTGGTGCGTTAAAATCATCTCGTATTCTATCTGATTCCAATCCGTTACCAAAGGTATAACAGTTAAACCAAGGTAGTATTGTCTTGTACTTGTATAGTTCATTATCTAATTGATAATAACCAGTAACACTTCCAGATGATACGTAATTATCGTCCTCAGTATCCATTACTCCCCAGAAACTTAACACTTTAGATTCTGTTACAGTACCATCACTATGAGTAAACCTTAGTAAATCTCCCACTTGTATAGTGGTAACTAAACCACTAGTATCCTTAACACCAGCTATATCTCTAACTATAGTAGCTAGGTAAGCCTCAGGTATACTTATATTACCAGTACCAGGTCTATAACAAGTTACTGTTGAGTTTATAGGGGCGAAAGCTTCATTAGTCTTCTCAGTAAGATACATTGGTAAAGCACTTGTGGCTTCATAGTAGAGATCCATACCAACGTCTTCTTTAGGTTCTGTCTCCCATATAGCATTACCTTCTGAGTATTCCTCTGAATCAGAGGTTGCATAATATGCTTTAACAAAATCTATAGATGCTTTACTCTTACCAGAGTGATCAAGTTCTCCTCTAGGATCCCACACAGAAGTATCTAAACCTGTGTATGGGTTGTCAGCTCGAGAAAAGAATGTTCTAAATGTTTTTCTATGACCTGAGTTATTATCACCCGTATAGTATACACAACCACCTTTCATGTAGTTAACAGCATCATTGTTACCACTACCGTGCTTACCGCGAACTTGGTAAACAACTTCATCAGGATCGCCTCTAAATCTAAACAATGTACCCGTAGTTATCATTTTATTTCTAAAATCAGCGGCAGCGCCTGAACTTGGTAAGGATTGTCCTCTATTCGAGAAATCTAAAGAGCTTTTTGTACCGTCATTAACTTGAGAGTTAAAACCACCTAACCCCTCTCTCTCCCCTAAACTATGATTCTCAGCTGCTTTCGCTTCATCTAAGAACCAATGTGTTTTGTTAGCACTGGTATTCCAAGAGTTCCAAAAAGCTTTAGTATCGGTTTTATCAGACGTATCACAACCAGTTCCAAAACCGCTAGGTGCAGACACAGTTGAGCCTGTCCAATGACCAAACCCAACCCAACCATCACCAGTGTAATCACCAGTAGTTGCTGCGGAGCTGTTAGCAGGGTTAGTGGCTGTAGTAGCTATATAGTTATATTTATAAGATCCAACAGTATTATATACTAAGTCAGAAGCTGTCTGCTGTAATACACTACTTATTAAGGTTGAATCTTTATATATCTTAACAAAGAATCTACCATCAAACTCTGGTTTGTTTTCTACAACGTCCTCCTTTAACTCTAATTCTATCGTTACAGTTCCGTAATCTGCTTCTTCAACTCCAAATATTTCATACATACTAGCAGAATCCCCAAACGGCTCTATAGTGGTGACTTGATGGATAGCATCATTCATCCTACTAACCTTAACCCATTCAGAATACTTTATCACACCATCTTTAATACCTCTAATTCTAGCGTAACCAATACCATCGAACTTAATATCCTTGAAAGAACTCTCCCAAGGACCCCCGTTAAGTGTTACTACCATAGCAGTACTTAGTGATGCTAACGTGTTGAGGTCAGAATCTATAGCAGAGCTACCTAGTATTTTCTCTGTAGTCTTTACATAGTTTGGGGCTTCGTTTTCTACAGCTAGTATTTTATATCTAGCTTCCTCCTCTACTATATTATCATTACCATGCTCGTTTTTAAGTATTAAGTAGGTCTCTATATCAACCTTATTTCTATCCGCAGACTGAAAAGAGATCCATATATTACCATCTTCAGAGTCATACCACCTATCCATAACAAGGTTGTAATACTCATTCGTAGTTTCTTTAACATAATACTTATAGTAATCCATCCAGTTAGATGGGTTGTAAGAGTTAACCTCGTTTTCCCAGTTCTGTTTAGCAGATAACTTTGTTATCTTTGGGGCGTTTACTTTTGGGTTATGAACATCAGCATTAATTAAAGTGGCTTCACCTAAAGTGTCAATACCACTCAAGCCACCCATACCTAATACAGGTGTTTCTCTACCGTGCTTGTCTCCAAATACTACTCCAACTTTGTATTTTCTAATAGACTTTAAAGACTTCCTACCGTAAAGTTCACTACTAGTAATTCCAGTTCCAAACGTTACCCCTGACGAGTACTCTTCTTTCTCTAATTTTTGGGTTATAGTTATTGGCTGTTTAACATCGTAGTTCTGTAAGTAGTTAGCGTACACAACTCTATTACCAGTAACCTCTTGAGCTTTTGCTAAACGAGGTACGTTATCCCATGCTCTCAATATTTGTGAAGACGGTAGAGTTCTATGTATCATTTCCGATGTTATCTGTAGTACACCTGAACTACCACTACTAGAAGACTCTAACCACTCTGGATCTAACCCTCTTTTTATAGTCTTAACTACATACACGTTAGGTGAGACTGTATCCTTATATAGTATATCTACCTCTGTAACGTCATCAGGTCTCAAATCATCTTCTACTACGAAATCAGTTATCTTTAAACTTTTGACTCCATTAACCATACCAAGGTTATAGCCTTTCTTAGGTACGAAATCAAATACTGATGGTAAGAAAGCTAGCTCTGACCAAGGGGAGAAGGACGAGTACTCTCCATCTTGATACTTATATCTATATGCAAACCTACCAAACTTCAACTCGAATAGAGATTTGTCTTGCTCTAGTTCCACACTAAACATTACATTAGCTGATGTTATAGCTGTGTCTATAGTTAGTATTTCTATTTCATATATATTACCAGATACTGATACAACGTTGGCTCTAACCTCTAAAGGTGTAGTAGTAGAATTGTGTTCAAAAATAATTACATCTCCTTCATAGAAAGTAGCACCAGTAATTTCGACGTTAGGAACTATATCACCGGCAACTCTTAAATTCCCATCATCAGCTATAAATACATTAAGTGAGAATCCCATAACATTTTCACCTTCTCTAGAAGTCCTTGACATCTCAAGTTTTGGTGAAGTTCTAGGAGCTCTTTTAATAACTGTAATATGCTCTTCTTTAAGGTAAGCGTCAGTACCAATATCTACATCACTTATAGGTACTAACGTATTGTTAGCTGAACCGGGCTGTTCTATGTACAGTTTGCTAGGTTGACCAAATGATGGAGTGCCAGCTTTAGATCTTTTTATATTAATCTTCTTTGGCTCTGAATTGTTGTCAGTCCAGAACAGAAAGTCATCTATTATATTTATACCAGTTATTAGTTTACTTTCTTGAGCCGAATTTCTATGAAATCCTAATACTGGGTCAGCAGTGAATATCCAATAAGCCGGGTTTGTATCACCTACATCTACACACACTCTATCGAAGTGTACAATATTACCAATTACATCACGTACAACAACTTTGTCGTAGTTAACACCATCCCACAACACTTGTTGCCCCGCGGTATTAAATGCTTGAACCCTCATACCTGGCTTGATATATTTAGTGCTACTCAAAGTCACTTGAGAAAAATCACCTGATATAGTATCTGGACTTCCCACATCATTATCATGATACTCAAATACATCAGTAACAATAGGTGATATAGTTCTAGTGGTAGTATCATACTCCACTATCATGTCTTTAAATGTCTTAGACTTGGTTATTTGAGTAGCATCACCGAAGAGATTCACAGGTGGTGATGCTATAAAGAAGTATACTTTATTAGTTCTTTCATTAGCTATAGATCCAACTACCTCACTTTGTTCACCCAACCAGTTTATAGTAGACGAAGCGTTCTTTCCATAGGGGTATGTTTCATACCTCTCTATATTACCATGTAAAGTTTGAGCAGATCCAACGTCACTTCCATCAGATGTCCTAACTTCTATATTTAAAGCATCTCTATACTCACCGTTAGGTACTAACCGTTCGTCGAAATCCTTGTTCATTTTTCCAGCTTGGAATGTATGTTTTATTTCTGACATAAACTACTACTTAATAGGTTTACTAATTCCTCTCAATACTTGAGTGAACTCTTCCATTTTAATATTCGAAAGTCTAATCTTAGCCTTCCTAGTTTCTGCAAACTTTTCTTTCTTAAATCTTTGCACTACATATTCAGGTATATTAGATCTTCCAGACACCAAGCCATACATGATGTGTTTATATATAGCTTCCTCACAGAACTTGTGAACTACCATCTCAGCGTCAGTACCTAGACCATCGCTAATATATTTTAATATTATAGTTTCCCCAGCTAAGTCAGATCCAAAGTGAATGTACCCAGTTGAGTTGTCTATATAGAAAGTACCGTTTACCTGTGTATGCTGCGGATCTAATCCATATCTACGACCTCTATTGTCAAGTCTTAAATAATCTGTATCATCTGAATCTTGATTTGTGTTAGAAGTTGGAATAGTGTTAAATCTACCACGAGTGTCTGACGTATGTGGTGGATCTATTTGATTAGTCTGCATCTGCAAGGCTCCATCATCATATATATAATTACCAACGCTATTTTGATTTATAGGAAAAGGATTAGAAGTTCTACCAGTAGGATATAAAGGCTTTTCTATACCATTAGAATCCACTCTAACTATTTTAGTGTAGTTAACGTAATCTTGAGGTAGGTACATAACTAAAGTACTAGGTACTTCTATCTCGTAAGCTTTGTGAGAACGTAGAACGTCGTATGATAATTCTTGTATTGCTCTCATCCCGTGGAACTGCACATCAGTTCTACTAACTTTAGATAGTATTTTATTCTCGCCCACATATACGACCATAAAAGAACTTATAATATCATCTAGTGATACAAACTGGTAATTCCCCTTGTTACCGGTAGCGTTGTTATAAGCCTCTTGTGTAGTATTATCTAATAACCCCATAATTATTTATTTTCGTTCGCCTCCTTAACGGCTTCGTTTCTAAGTATAACTTCAGACAAGCCAGGTTTGTTTATAACAATACCAGCTAGTTCAAGTATTTTATTTGTCAATGTACTCTCTTCAGATGCGTGTAGGTCGAAATCCGTTGAAGCATTAGAGTTGTATAAAGCTTTATCTCCGACAACTACATAACCCCAATTTGGTTTAGCGGGTTTCTGGATGTAATCACACTGTATGGCAGTACTCAAAACTGGTAGAACACCTATAGTCGTAGCATTTTTTCTATAGAACATTCCTCTACTAGTCTTAGAAGGACTTAATCTCTTATTTGATTTTATATACATCCAATCATCTTTATCAACTTCCTCATAAACTACTGGGTCACTAGCTGCTGACACTGCACCCATAGTTACACCCGTGCTAAGCTTCGCCTCAGAACCTGTTATACCTAATTGTTTATATGTCAGTATAGCAGTGGTAGTTGAACCGTTCTTTAAAGCTGCTGTGTGATATGGGTCATTGTCGTTTATCGCATTGATAAACTTACCAGTCACAGAGGCCGCATCAGCACCACTTAAATCCCCAACAACTAATGTACCAGATATAATATGAGTACCACCAACACCGTCATTACTCGTATCAAATCGCACCAAAAACGTCGCCTCCCCAGCAGCTGCGGTACCGGTGCCATCATATATAGCCCTCAATGCTATAAAATCTGTATCATCTGCGATACTACTAGCTGCCGCAAAGGTTAGTTCTACAGTCCTAAAATCTTGCCCATCATAAACAGATTCAAGCCAGTGAGTGTTAGTGGGTAATACACCTGCAGAGCTAACTTCACCACCTACAACTCTATGTATAGAAATCTTTTCACGAAGCATATCTATATCGTCAGCTGTCTTACTCTGATTACCCGGGCTCAACAGTGACGTCTTATACTCGTGAAAGTACATCTCGAAAATATCGTTCTGAGCTTTATCAGCTAATAGGTTAAACTCCTGAGGGGTTACATAACCTCTCTGTTCCTTATTAGCTAAAGCTAAAACTTTCTGGTAAACATTATCTATACTTACTGCCATCTTATTTTTATTTTATCTACTAAAACCCTTGTTCCCATTGGGTTCTATTTTACAATATTATAGTTACATATTAAAGCGAGGAGTTAGTATAGGGTAAAAAAAATAGCCACCCGAAAGGATGGCTATTAATATTAAGTTTATTAGTTGTTAAGCAGCGTCAGCTGTAATAGCTACCGTTGTAATACCAGCACAAATATACTCATCACCGGCATCATCAGCAACTACAACTAGTTTTTGATGAAACTTTGCCATAGGTGCTAGAGCAGTTGCTAGAACTTTTAAAACGTTCTCTGATTCACCATCAGCACAACCTAAAGCTATCAATTGTTTGTTTGCCCCACCTGTTATAATATTTATAACTTGGTCTCCAGCGTAGATCATTTCAATTCTTTCCGGAGCAATAGCAACCGCTACTTCGTCTGTAGCAGATCTAAAAAATAATAATGGTCCCATTTCTTTTCTTTTTTTAATGGATTAATAAATAATTGTTTGTGAATTTAGGTTTTAAGTTTAAGGATTAAGGTTTGTGCTTATTTAGTATTATAAGAAACGGTTATGATAACCGCTTCTCTATATTAGTATATACTTCCATACCTTCATCAGTTTTAAACCATGATGCAAGTGCGGAGTATGGGTGTTCGTCAAACGGAACTGTCATAAGTTTTCTATCGTTAGATCCCCACATAAAGTGTCTTTGATCTGATGATAACTTTATAATGTTTAGTTCTGTTGCTTTAATACCAAAGTTCCTTAGTTGTACATTATCGTCATTAACTAACTCTAAGAACAACGCTGGATTTCTCTTAGCATATAATAATAAATCTCTTTTAAGTTCCTTAGAACTCATCTCTGATACTTTAGAACCAACCTCTACACGCATAACAGCTTCAGCCATATCGATGTCTAAGTTTTTAGCAGCGTTCATAGCTTCTAATTCTAACTCCAAAACATCTATCTGATTCTCAGCTACAATTTGAGGTTTATGTTCGTAGAATATAGTACCATTGTGTGGGTGTATTGAAAGTAGTTTCTGCAATATAGTTTTTTCCTTCTCTACAAATAGCGCACCATTTCTAAAGATGATATGTTCTAATCTTTGATCGCCAGTCATCTCGTCAACGAATGGAGTTCTTTGATTTTGACAATACTTTAACTCTCTCTCATAACCTTTCTCTTCATCAAAAAAGTACACACCAGCAGATTTTATCATCCTTGATAGAGGCTTTGATCTACCTTTCAAGAAGTATGTTCTATCTTTTATTTCCCACTTTGGTTCAATGGGTTTAATAGGTTTTTTTGGAACCTCTACTTTAGGTGTCTTAATAACTGGTTGTTCCATTACTTCAACCACCTCTTGTTCTACTACAGTTTCTTTCACTGTAGCTTTTTTTGTTTGCTTTTTAGCCATGATATAATATAATAAAAATTAAAAAAAATAAGGTGGGGCCGAAGCCCCGTCCTATATTACTTCATTAACATGAAGTTGTTTGCACCTTGAGTAACCAAACATCTTTCAGAAAGCATGTGGATTTGCATAGCATCTAAAGCAGATGTAGTAGCTCCAACTGAACCAGTAGTCCAAGTCTTCATTTTTCTGTTGTCAGTTTGAGAAGCTCTGTAACGAACATGTAAGAAAGGACGCTTCATGTTCTTTCCTAAGTTTTGATCGTAAACAGATGATGTACCAGCCGGTACGATAACTCCTCGGATTGCACCTGCTGCGTAAGCAGCATTAATACCGCCACGAGTAGCTTGATCGTTTAGGTAACGGAAATCAGATTTGTAGAAGTCATAAGAACCTCTTCTGAAACCAGAGAAACCTAAGTTTAAAGCCATATCTTCGTCGTTGTCAAATACCCCATAAGAAGTACCACCAGCTCCGTAAGAATTCATAGAAGCTAACATGTCATCAATCGCTAAAGCAGAAGCTCTATTTACGAATAACATATTCTCTTCAATAGCACCTTGCTTATCAAACTCTGCTAATATAGCATCAAATTCAGCTAAGTCAGTAGCAGCGTTAACACCAGAAATACCAGAAGTAACATTACCTCTTTCTTCAATAGCGTTGAACAAACCTTGAGTACCAGTGACTTCACCACCACCAGCGTATAAGTGAGAGTCGGTTAGATCCGCAACACCGCCAGTGTAACCACCTGCAGCACCACCTTTAACACCTTCCAACATAGCCATTTCTAAGTAGTCAGTGAAACGAGCACGAGTATCAGACTCAGCCTTCAAGTACCATAAGTAACCTGATTGACCTTCCTCACCTGAAATCTCAACCCAACCAATACGAGCAGTATCTGAACCAGTTACTTCGTAGTAGTCTTTTAAGATTATTGGTTTGTTTGAGAAAGATTTGAATACAGGCTCGTTAGCACCTCTAGTAGATGAACCATCATAGTTGTCACCTTTCTTGTACTCAGAACCGTATACTAATACAGTAACAGAGTTAGCGCCTTGGTTATCCGTAAACACGTCGTTCAAATCTACAACTCCATAAGGAGCAACTTCAATAACAGCGGTAGCATCAGTTAATGTAACTAAAGCTTTAACTGTACCCTCAGAACTAGCAATAATAACAGTGTCATTCTTACGGATACCGTGACTAACACCAGCGGCTTGACCATCAATGTCGTTACCAATAGTAATTTGACCACCAGCGACAGTACCAGCATCACCATCAGTGATTTGACCAGTATAAGCTAAGTGTAATCTTCCTTGTTCAGACCATACAACTTCATCCCCTTGCATTGCCTCTTCAGCACCTACTTGGTTTAAGAATCCTGATATAGTTCTCTGTCCGAAAACCTCAGCCTCTTTTTCCATTAGGTCTGGTAAATATTGTTGAGCCCAACCTTGGTTCGCGGTTGAAGCTAAATCTAGGTAGTTAGAAGTAGTTGCCTGTTTTTGAGGTAAGGCTACACTATTTAAACTACCACCTGCAGTAATTGCCATAATTTCTTAATTTAAAAATTAATTATTTTCTTTTCCTAATTTTGAATTTAAAATCATTTGAGTCTTCACCCAACACTCTAACCTTCATACCGCTAGTTTGCTCACCCCCATGAGTACCTCTAGGGTTAACGTTAATGTTCTTACCTTTAGCTACAGTATCCTTGATCGCGTCTGCTTTTCCTTGCTCATAAAAATGTTGAGCCACAGCATCAGCATTCATTGCTGTAAATAAAGACTTGTGATAACCTTTAGCGTCATTCATCTGATTGTTCTTATCCAAAAACTTTTTGGTAAAATTGTTCAGATCACTTTGGGTTTGTTTAACGTCGTCTACGTTTTTTACATTAAACCTGTATTTCTTATCTCCGACATTATAGTCAAAACCTTTGAACTTGTCGTTGAATAGATTACTAGTTTTCTGTTGAAAAACTTGTTTGTTAGTTTCTGTTAGCTTTTTAGTCTCTTCAGATTCCTTATTGTAACGATCGAAGAAATCCATAGCTTTCTGCTGCTCACTCGTAAGCTTGCTTCCAGCTTTAATCTCTTCGTAATATTTAGACTTTTGCCCGTCTAGATAGGCTTTCGCTTCAGCAACTTGCTCTTTTAAAGCGATTTTCTTTGATCTTATTGTACGCTCATCATCCATGTCCTCATCAAAACCGTACTTGTCTTCCAACAAAAAGTTTCTCTCTTCAGCGGATAAATGAGATTTAGTTTTTCTATAGTACTCGTCTAGTACTTCAGAGTCGTCTAACTTAGTTAAGTCTCTGTTTAGACTTACGTAGTCGTTTAAATCTCCACCAGTGTCTTCCATAAAGTCAACTAACTTCTGGATATTCTCTGGTAGTGGTTTCCCAGTAGCTTCTGCTTCCGCTATAGCTTCTTCAACTTGCTCTTCTACTTCTTCAACTTCTTCGTCGGTAATTTCTTCTAGTACAGTGCCCTCTACTTCTGTAACTACTTCTGCCTCAGCTTCTCCTAAAACTTCTTCAACTTGCTCTTCAGAAACCTCTACTACTTCCTCTTCCACCTTTTGAACTGGTGATTTGCTTAAGTCTACTTTGACAACGCTATCATCTCCAGCACTCTCAAACTTTGACTCGTCCACTTGCTCTACAACTTCTTCGGTTGTATCTACTTGATCTTCTGCCATAATAAAATATTATAAAATTAAAAACTATCGAGGGTTGAACTTATCTAATCCGAGTCCACCTCCGGTTATATCATTACCTGATGATTCAAACTTTTTAAGTGATTCACCCCTTTTTATTGCTTGCTGATTTTCAGCTTGCTTGTCTTGACGTTGATCTTTTCTATCCTCCCTCTTCTCATCTCTCTTGTCTATGGTTTCATTCTCCATATTTCTAAGTTGAAGGTTTATCTGCAACTCGTGATCCATCAACTCTTTCTTGATTATAGCCTCTTGCTTAAGGTATTCTATCTTCAATTGATTTTTCTCTTGCTCTAATTGAGATTCAATCTGAGCTTTAGCTTGTTCTTTCTGAGTTTCAGCTTGAGCCGCAGCTTGCTGAGCTTGTTGATTAGCTTGGGACTGAGCTTGAATATTCTGCTGTTGCATTGCTTGATCTCTCTCAAGCTTCTTTCTCCTCTTTATTTTTAAGAGTTGATTAGCTAACTTAACATTCCTAACGTCCCTTAAATCTATAGCGTCGTCTAAGTCTATTAACTTCTGGCCTAAAGCTACTTGAATATTATTCTCTAACATTTGTTTCTCTTCATCGTCAGGCATTAACTCTATAAATATACCGAAGTCATACATGTGTAATTCATTCATCTCCTCTAGTGTAGCAACGTTATGAGCTCCTATGCTCTGTATAAACGCTTCCCTTGTTGGGGAATACTCTATAATATCTGAGATCCTCAAGGATAGTGCTTCAGCGGTTTCAGCCGTCAGCAACAACATAGACTGCAGTACATGCCTAGTGGCTGTGTTCGAGTTTGCAGCTGCTAGTTTCTGTATACCTACTAAAGCATTCTTATCTGGTGTTGATGCATCTCTAGCTTCATTAAGCCCGGTGACGTCACGAATCATCTGTAGGTAGTAGTTATAAGTTTGTATTAAACTCTGAAGTTTGTTACTACCAGCTCCATTCTGTATTTGTTGAATTGGTACTTTACCAGGGTTCATATCTCCCTCGGAAGTAAATGATCTACCTATAACAGAACCTGTTTGGAAGAACATGTTTAAAGCTTCTTGTGGAGAATAGTTTGTACCATTACCCAGATCTATTTCAGCTAACCCATCAGCATCTAAATAAACTCCATCTGGAACCATGCGAGATAGAACTTGTTGAAGCTTTAAGTGGGTTAACTGGATCATATCGGCGAACCCTGTTATTCTACTAACTATAGATTCTATCTTACCGTTGTACATTCTAGGTGCAACGATACTGTAATTCATTTTAACTTTATCGAAGTTGGATTTGCTACGTAACATATTCTTAGCCATCTCCCACTTCAATAACTTATCAGTACCCAATACTAATACACCTTCGTATAAGCATTCCATAACTCTTTCGAGCTTAGAGAAGTTACCGTCCATATCCATTGGTGGATTGAAAGTATCATCTTTCTCTATAACCTTGTCAGCACCTGATCCAGTTTCTTTTACTTTGTATGTATTATTCTTGTGTGTTTTATAATTGAAGTATAACACACTGATTTTATTCTTGTCTCCGTTATGTTGATTTACTAACCTAGCAGAACTTTTAGATCCTTCTACTATATCATAAATCTCTGATTCAGATAAGTTAGGGAATTCTTTAACCAATTCATTGATTGGGATTTCTTTAACCTCTCCAACGTAATATATATCTTCAAAGTAAGGAGAGTCAGTGTATGAGTAAACTAAGTTGGCTGGATCTACGTATTGAACCTTAGCACCATCACTCCAATCAAATGTAGTTTTAGTGGCACCAATACCTATAGTTGCCAAGTCATATATAGTTCTCCTCTTTATAAGATCAAACTTACTACCATCCATCAAAACATTAATAGCTTGCTCTTCAGCTAACTCAACAGCTTGTTTGTAGCTCAACTGCATGTGAAGCCCTAACTCCTCCTCCGAATCTGGTAACTTATCCTTATCGTTCTCATAGAGATTCATGTTGAAATTCTTCTGAGCAGCATCATTGAAGTCTTTAGATTTCATATCTCTAATTATAGACTCCATATAATCTGTCCTCTTACTAACACCGTATGGATCTTGAGAATAAGCTTTAACGTCGTATGTTCGCTGTGCCATACCATTGACAACAATATCTACGAACTTAGGCACGATAGGTACAGGTTTCCAATCTAGGTTTAAGTAGCTTAAGTCACCGTTTATAGATAGCTCGTTTTTATACTTTTGTATCGGCTGCTCTCCTCTAGCATATAGCCTCAACTTGTGGAAGTTATTTGTATTACCACTGTACTTAGATGTAGCCCCAGAGAACCATTCATGTTCAATAGCCCTAGCTACTTTTAACCCGTATTCTTGGGTCATCTTCTCTAAATCACTAACTGCTTGTGAAGGGAAATTCTTTACAACAGACTCTGCCATAATTTACTTTTTTATTATTGTTGAATTAAATCCGGTGTTAGTGTATCTAGATATACTTATATCTAATGGTTGTTTCTTTACTTCAGGGTTTGGTCGGTACATATGTCTATTACAAGCCATAATAGCTAAACCAGAACTTATGGCAGCATCATACTTGGTTCTTTTATTTATATTAAATTTACTCCAGTCGTTCAGCGTTTCATTGAAATATACAGTACCGTAAGTACCATCTTCTAAATGACCAACATGATCATTGATATACATTTCAATAGCTGCGGCGTGAGCTTGCTTTATATCCTCACTAGAGTTTGGCATACCACCTACCTCTCTTTCGGTTACAGATAATTTGTTCCATAACTTGTCAGGGCGGTTCATGCTGAAACCTCTATAACCTCTTCTACGTAAATAGTACAATAGACGAGGTTTATTGTTCTCTGCTAATATAGGCATCCCATAAAATACTAACGCCATTAGAACATCTTCAAAGAAGATCTCAGCAGTTTGAGGTCTAGCTACATATTCTAAAAAGAATGTGTTAGCTGGAGCATCTTCCATGCTAAACTTGGTTAATCCATGTAACGCTCCTTTAGAGCCTTTACCATCAACAGTACCACTGATGTCATAGCTATCACAACCAAACGCACCAACGTGCTCGTTTCCAGGGTATTTAACTCCATTCTTTAGTATAACATTATTTTGCATTCCTCTATTAGGAACCCAACTTACTTTAAATCTACCATTTGGATCTGGGTTAAAGGTAACTCTAGTATCCTTAACCCCATTCTCCCATTGGAAATTCCCAGTGGTTAGTACTGAGGAGTTTCTATTTCCTTCGTTGTAATCTATCTGTTCATATATCTTTATAAGATTAAACAAACTATTCTTTGTCTCATCTCTAAACGCGTGTTCTTCAGTCCTTGGAAATTGTCTGTAGAATTCATTTAAACCATCTTGGTCATCTCTCAGACCTTCAGCTTCGTTCTCCCAGTAATCAACAACACCAATATCTATCAGTTCACCATGTGGTCCGTATACATCATCACTTGGATTGTCAAAGACTGGAACTCCGAACTGGTCAATAAATCCTTCATAGTTCCATTCCATTGGGATAAACAAAGAATATAAACCAGACTTTGTTTGTCCATTCCTATTTCGCTTAGTAACATCTGAGTCTCCATACAGTTTCTTAAAGTTATCGCCACCTTTGTCTAGCGCATTGGAGGTTGACCCCATCATACACTTACCAACTATTCTACCACCTAACCTCAAACAGGTTTTGGTAACTCTCCAGTTGTTAAGGATATTGTCTGGCCTCTCCCACTTACCACTCTCATCGTGGACTAATAGAGAAAGCTTTTCCCCATCGTAACTGTTATCACCAGTGTTCTTCCAGTCAATGGTAGTATCAAGACCTTCCATGTCGTCTTGTTCTTCGTGAACCCCCATTTTTCTACGGGTGAACTTCTTAGCTGGGATACGATAGGCTAGCTCTGACTTCGGGCGATCCATACCGTCTTGGATTGGTTTGAAAAAGAAAGGATAATTAATACTTATTGGTACTATTTTATCTGTAAACATTTTCTTCGCATCACCACCACTCTTGGATAACACCCCAAATCTACTATCACTTGCTAAGGTGGCTAAATTAACGGTTTCAGCCGAACTCATGAAAGAAAAACCTGAACGTCTATTCTTTAAATAACACATACCATAGCAGCGTTGATCAGCTTTGCAAGCCTCCCAAAATATAAAGAAAAGCCTATTGGCTTCTCTAAAGTCTGGAGCCCCAACATCTATCTTACTCCATTGCAGGTACATATAGTAACTACCAGGAATCCAAGTCGGATCACCATTGTTCATAAACCAAAAGCCATTATCTCTTCTCTTGAACTCTTCGTCTATGTATTTATAATGTAATTCTTTAAATTCTTTAGGGTAAGTGTCCCAGTCAAACCTAGTTTTAATCTTATTAAAAGCTGAGTTAGGTTCAAACCTTCTCCACTTCTGTTCTTTCTTTTCTTTAGAGCAACTAAAAACTTCTTTAGGCGCTTTAGGTAAAGCTACTCTCAAACCTTGTATCTCTACTATCTCACCTATCTCACCGCTCTTAGACACAACTACAACATCACTTTCCTTATCGTAGCCATACTTCCACTTCTTACCCTTATTCAATCTCTTGATAGTGGTAAGCTTAACTGGTTCTACTATTTTATAAAGCGTTTGTTCGTACATTATTTACTCCTCCCTTCTGCGAACCCTTGGAACTTAGGTTTATTTAGATCTTGCTTTGATTTCTCTAGATCTTTAATAACTCTCTCCTCTTCCTCAATTCGGTTTAGTATTTCAAAAGCATCGAATATAGCCAACTTCTTTGTAGCTGCAGCGTTCTTAAGTCTATCCGCTGATATATCGTCGTCGGAATCTACAATAGCTTCCTTAGCTACTTTGATTAGCTCTTCAACTGCTTTATGCCCAGCTTGGATTATACTCTTCTTCGTTTCCTTTATATTCATACTCAATTGTAATAAAACTATTCATAACTCTGTATAACCTCTCTCCATCTACAACGAATTCAAATTCGCTACTCGGTCTGAACCCTACTAGTTGTGTAGGTAGAAATCTGCCATCAGAGTATTTAACTATACCCATCAACGGTTGCTCAGGTTCCAGAGAGAAATTGTCCTTGTTCTTCAAGGGCTTTACAAAAGTAAAACCGTTAACACATTCCCAAGATAAATTCTTATACATGTATATCTGATCAGGTGAAGCTAGATATTCTCCTTCGTTCAAGAAGCCTCTACTATTCTTCTCAATACCTTTAACATTATGCCATCTTCTAAAGATGTTATGATGTACTATCACCTCCTGTCCTTCTTGTAGGTTATGTACATTATCAATAGGAGTAGAGATAATAATAGCTTTACGGTTAATATATCCATGATTAAATACCTCCGTGTTTAATATTAAGCTCTTACCATCTCCTACTTCTACAGAGTTGTTGTACCTCTCACCTAGAGGTTTTATTATATAATCATATAAAGGTTTCATTAGTACTCTAGATCATATTCCACTGATATAGCCATATTCTTGTTAAAGTCTTTCCAAGGTATAACTATATCCTTCTTTCGTATATAAATAGAGTACTTAGTCTCTTCCTCTAATATATCACATATCGTATGACCACCATAGACGTTCTGACCAACAGAGTAATGCATAGCATCATTCTTATAGTCTTTACCTATAGTAATCTTTCTAATTACGTGACTATCCATTTGTAGGGTAGTTAATTGTACCATCAGCTAAGTCTACGTCAAAAGTGCCATACTCCTTGCTGAAAGCATTTTGTAGCTCAACAATCTTAGACTGTATACTAGCCTGTTGGTGGATTAACTCATGCTTCTGAGCTTCTAACGCACCCACCCGAAATTGAATAGCGTTGTTGTCATTAACTATAGACTGTAAGTTCTTTAACTGCTCTTCAGTAATCTTCTCTGCTTTAGGTTTTAAATCAACCATTTTTTCTTTTGCCATAATTTAATTTAATTTACTTTTTTGTTTTCTCTAGTGAACGTCCTCCGAAGTAGGCTCC